GCCTGAGTTAAAAGAAGTAGGTACATATGCAGAGCTAGTTTCCGAACGCAACATGTACATGACGAAGGGTTCCGAGCGAGACGTTAAGTTGGGTGCAGATGCCAAACATCATGTAGATGTGCCCCAACCACCACAGGTACCTACGGGAGGGGGCATACGCCAGCCTAGTGGCTGGGAGGATGAAATAGCGACTGGTAAAGCTAGAGTTATAGTCACTGGTAGTGCGTACAAGTGTTTCTCCAAGAGTGTGGGGGGTGACATGCCATATATACGTAACGTTTCATTTATTAGCTCATTAACTAGTGCACAAATAGCTGGGTTGTGTGCAACAACCTTGGTGATTGATGGTAGTCTCAGGCAGGGGCCAAAGTACGACAAATATTGTCAGTTACAAGTTGCCCCCGACTTGGTAACTGAGGGTATGCTCAGACAGACTTCGATTGATTGGGATGGGTACGTACATGACATACGGGTCTATAAGCAATCCATAGAACCAGGTCGAGTCAAGGTCAATAAACGTGGTGCAGCTGAGGAACTGTCAGGGGATGATTTCATGGCACATAGAAATGGAGTACCCAAGTTTGTGATAACGTGGAGCCAGAAGAATGAGAATGGGAAGATCAAAGGTAGACTCATACTAGCTTGTGGAATGAAAGAATTTCTGGTAAATGCCCACGCTTCGGACATGGTCCAACGAATATCTGAGAGAATGATGGATAATTCAGTCGATGCTGGTAATCCGTATGCTGCATTCGGTGTACACTGGAGATTGTGTACTGAGGTGGCACGCGACAAAGGAGCCCAATTCAACTGTATGGACTGGTCTGATTTTAATATCCACCATACTCTCGAATTTATGGCACTACTATACCTAACTAGAATAGGCGGGTTTGGTCCTGAACACTTCAGGGATACTGCTACATTCGATGACTGGGTGTTGAGCAACATCTGGATAGCTGAAGCCCAGTACAACACGCAAATGCGATTGGGTCCTGGTGGCTTACAAGAGATCATCCTCCTACTCACTGGGCTTTGTAGTGGGGTGCGTGACACATACTTAACCAATCAATTTGGCCAGTGTGCCTATGTAAGGATGGCAAGGCATGAGGTTGGTTACCATACAGGTATCGTCATGTTAGTACCATCGCTAGAGAAATTAAAAGGGGATGATTATATAGCTATAAGCACGATGCTAGATACGGCGATGATGATAGCTGGTTGTAAGGCAATAAATGGAGATCTTAGGTATGATGGGCAAATCTTAGGACATGTACAAGGAGAGTTCCTACGGATACTCCACAGCACAGATGGTCTGTTTGGTCAAATGAATCGTGGTATGGGGGCTCTCTACATGAAGGCCTTTAGCAGAAGTGAAAGCTTAACCGTATATGAAGTGGCAACAGATGTTAGCAATAGTTTGTCCACAGCTTATCGTCGTGGCAGAAGTATGGAGAGCTGTGCCACCTTCTATGCTCATTGGCGTAGTATGGGATTAGAGTTGCTGGATACTACTGACAAAGAAGCGGGGGTCATGGTGATTGGTAATATACCACCAGTAGTGGCTGGGACGGCAAAGACGAAGGGTGGTTGGGATCTAGGTTTTGGACACACGACTCCGGTGCCTACAGTCACTGTCTTACCAATGATACATTTTAGCCGAGAAGAGAAGCCCGAAGCTGTGTTTTTAACAAAGGGCCTAGCTACAGGAGATAGGGCAGAGCTATTCTCCCACCTAGTTAGACAAGTGTTGGGGAACAAGGATGGGGCCAAGGCCATAGCAAAATGGAAGTTGAAC